AGTAAGAGTATGAGGTAGAATCCTAAAGTCTATATCCCATGGTAATCTACCGCCTGGTTTATCACTGGTATTTTGTAGGTGATCCATTGCCACATCAAAGAATTCTAATGGTGATTGAACATAAGACTTTTCATCACCTTTAAGATACTTCTGTATTTGTGAATCATCCAACTCCAGAGCTTTGGCTATTTCTTTAAGTCTTGTATTCATAATGTTTTCCAGAAACTATCTTTCTTTTTAAGTGGATTGGTTTCCCAGGTTCTATTCTCAAGATACTTTCTCATGCCTGGTACCCACTTACCTTCTTCACTAGTCCATGAGTCTGTTTCTTTGCGAGCTTCTAGGTCTTCAACAATGATGTCAACAAGAGCTTCATCACCAAACTCTCTCCACGTCTTCGAATCGCGGGCGATTGTATTACGTCTATGTTCAGGATAAGCTGACCACACAGCCATAAACCTACTATTCTTTTTATTATTATTATTCTTTACACTAGCTGCGTTGCTGACTAGCTGGTCAGCTGCGCTGCTCTCCACCAGCTCTCCACGATTTTCCTCATACTGAGTATGTGCGTCAGCTTTTTCACATATTGTGTACAACGATGTAGTACCTGGTCGTGGTGTGATGTCTATGTAATCATAAGCTTTAAGGTCCTGCATATAATTCTGGATGCTGCCCTTGGTATACATAGGCATCATCAGCTGCAGAGCTTCCAAGTGGATCGGTCTTGTATTGGTTGTGCGACTACTACGCCAGGCTAGTATTGACATCAAGCATCGGAGTTGTCCCGCTTTGAGGCGCTTATCTCCGATAATAGTTGCGGGGAATATTCCGTATCTGTGTTTAATAGGTATTTCAGAGATGGATCTCTCTTCTTCCATTCAGGTATCTCCGTGTAATATCGAGTTGTTAAATCAAATGCTGCTAAATAGGTTATAACCCATTTAGGTGTTTTCCCTCCCATGAGCTCCAGCATCATCCTACAATGCTGGTAATGCTCATAGAAGAGGTCATAGTAATGACCATAAACAAACTCAGTCTTCTGAGTAGGTTCCATGGTATGGGTTGGGGTCATCATCATACATTCCCATTTCGGTTGGATTATCTATATATGCTACGTTAGTACTACCAAATCCACCAGATCCACGTAGTGATTTCTCTGGAAATAACTCATGTTCTCTGACTTCTTCGGGCATACTTAAAGCAATAGGAACTAAAATGAATTGCACTATCTTAGTATCTGGAATAATCCAAACATTTTTGTTGCTGGAATTGACTAGATGTAGGTGAATCTCCCCTTGATAACCGGCATCCACAACACATGCTCCGACTATCAAACCTAGTTTAGTTGCAACTCCGGACTTGTTGAAAGCAATCAAAGCGAATCCTTCTGGAACACGAGCTCTTATCCCGCTAGGTATCTTTATTGATTCGTTTGGATCTAACCCTCTGCTATCAAAGTCTGTTGGAACAAAGAAATCTATTCCTGCATCAAGAGAGTGTGCTCTTGTCGGTGACTTCACTTTCCTGATCCTGCAAAACCTCAGCGTTGGTATTAACATTATCGTCTCCCTGATCGATAGTTACTGTAAACCAATGTTCTCTAGAATCTATACCATCATCTTTAGTTAATACAGATTCTGCCATAGCAAATATACCAGACAAATAAGCATCTACTCTTGTGCTACTCGTCCGGATCGTTATTAGGGACATGTCGTTTTACTCCCATATAAAAGTCGTCAAGCCCTTGGATGTAACCGCAGACATCGACTAAGTTATCCCGCTTGTGGTTAAAACTCTCACGGGACAGTTTCAAAGCTATAAGAACGGCATACATATCTGTGATAGGTATATCTCTGCCGGTCATACCCATGTAAATGAGCTTAGCTCTACCCATACTCTCAGAAAACTCACCATAATCATTATGATCTTGGTCAAGTCGTTCTACTACTATTTCGTTTGCTTCTTCTAAAATTGTCTTTTCCTTTTTCATCTGAACCCCTTTATGCATTTGTCGTCAAAATATTCTACTCTTTTGCTGATAGTTTCTAACGAATGTGAGCCATTTATAGCTTTGCTATCAACTCTAAGTCCCATTTGGTGCACATCTTTATGCAATATAAGACGTTCACCTCTTACTTTAACTGGGTCTCCCCAGAATTTCTTAGCTTTCATTATCATCTTGAAGTGTCGTTCATAGACATGGAATGAGCCAAGATTAAATGTAATATTACCTAATCTCAGATCCATTTCACCATAAGGATGATTAAGCTCGTTGAACATCAATTGTAGAATCATACCAGCACACCACATATCATTACAGAATCCAAATACCAGATCACTCGATCTCATATTCCATATTAAATGGATGTGATCATCTCTGATTAGAAACTGTATTGATGTAGTACAAGGATGATCCTTTTGGTTGATATATTTATGACCATTAGCATAAATAGCAATCACTGCTCTTCTGCTTTCTGGATCCATATTCAACTCATTGACAATCCATTCCCACTGCTCACCAAAGATGTATATACCGTAGTTGCTTTCAACTTGACCATGTTCATCTTTGATGTCATCCCAAATAGATGCGAGTGAGCCTAAATTACCAACATTTCTGTCTCTACCCACATACCATAGCAGCTCTGCTATAGCATACTTTTTGTTGAACTTCCTAGAAGGATCGCTGATACCCAATAATGTTGGATCAGTAAGAACCAATTTCTGATCTATTAACTCGAGAGTATCACCCATGCGGGTATCTATCAACTTACCATTTGTCAATAGATTTCTAGCTCCCTTATAATACAGCTGACCTAAGCTTCTGCCTATCATCATTCATCCTCCGGTTTGATCAAAAGAACATGTTCACCAGAATCATCAAAAAGCTCTTGCTTTTCAAATGTAGAATTTAATAGGTAACCAGCAGAATATATCAGAGCTGGTATATCTGCTTTAACGTAATGACCTAATCCCTTGTTCCATACATATACAGCTTTTGCTTCATTCAGTAATAATCTAATCTGGGTAGGGCCATCCATCTTCGTAGTTGGCCCAGAATTGTTTAACATCTCTGTCGTCGGTTGCATGTCTTGCTCCATGTGCATAGTCATCTTGGGTTTCATCCGACTTATCTGTCGGACGATAATATCTCATCCGGTCTCTATAACCGAAGGATTTATTATACTTTCTCGCGTACTTTGCTACTGGATTTCTGCGATAGGTTCTGCTCATCTTGTTTCCTCCTTGCATAGCTTATCAATGGCTCACCATGCATTTCTTCAAATAGACGCTCCCAAGTTATTCTCCTTTTTGGTGTTAGCTGTCTTTGATTACGCCAACAATAGCGTGCAAAATGTAAAATACGTTCTTCTTCTAAATTTGACATAAAGATTTTGTTTTAAAGATTGGTACCTTGGAATGAGTATACCTGAACTCACCTGTCTCTACATATTCCTTGAAGATATTGCAAAACACATCCTTTTCTTTGCAATAATCATGGAATTGACAACTCAAGCAAGGTGGCTCAGGCATCTCATTTAATCTGCGAAGTAGTTTATAAAGGTTCAAAACAACGGATATGAAAATATCTCTATAACCATCCAAACTAACAACATAAATAATGGTATAGCGATACAAGCCCGTACCACAATTTCTTTTTTGTTCATCTGAGATATACCGTCATGTGATCTGAATATTCTAATGGCAGGTCTTGTCTAAATTTAGTCAGAAGCATATTATATCTTCTGGCTGGTTCCATTTTATCTAAAGTTTTTGGTTCATATCTTAGATACTTACGGTATTTCTCTGGTCTAATCGCAGCATGCATTGCAGAGTATGTTCGATTACCTCTGCCTCTAAGCCTAAACTTCCCTTGCGGGAAGTATTGAGCTAAAGTAACGGGTACATTCTTTGCGACTAGCCGTCGCGTGGCATATTTTCTCATGCAACTTTCTCCCTTTCATCTTGCTGTGATATATCCATCCAGCCGTTTTGCCAACCAGCTTTCCAACATTCCTGACATAGTTCATCGAGGAAATGATCAAAATGTCTCCTGAGAATAACCTCATCATCTATAACAGAAAGACCCTCGTATATCCCTTCCAACCGTCTC